TTTAACTCCTTGTTTTTATTTTTTACATTATAATTATAACATTTTTTAAAAAAAAATATCAAGGTTTAATCTTTATTTTTTTCCATTTTTTCTAAAAATTCTAAAAGATGTTTTACAGAATATCTAATAGTTCTATTATTAAATTTATAGTATTTTAATAAACCTTTTGCTCTCCAGTTACCTATTGTATGAGGATCAACCTGAAAAAATTGTGCAACTTCTTCTGTAGTAAGGAGAGATAAAGGATTTTTATCTTTTAACTCTATCATAAGAAATCCTTTAGATCTCTTTTTATATATCCCTCTGCATCGGGTTTTGATGTATCTAAAATATAATTTATATTACTATTATATTTATCTAATATTTCTTGCATTTGTTGCTGTTCTTTTTTATGTTGAGTTATTTTATTTGTAGCTCCTGTAAATGCAAATGTAGTCAAAAATGTAAATCCACCTTTTAATTGACCTGAATTGTAATCAAATAAATCAACCTTAGGTTTTAGATATACTACCTTAGAATTTTTTGAAATATTATTTTTTAATTTATTAAATAAATGAATTTCATATTCATTTTCTGAAATTTTTTTACATTCTTTTACAGAATAAGTTCTATTATCTATTTCTAACATATCATATTTTTCTGGACAAAAATTCAGATATAAAACATTAGATTTATGTTTTCCATCTCGAGTTAAAAACTTTCCTGATTTCATAACTTTATAATTATTTTTAACTCTATAAGGTTTGAATTTATTCCAATTTCTCATAAAAAGCATTACACCTTCTGATTTAATTGCATCTTTCAATCCTGCATAATATCCTGCAAAGTTAGGTTTTTTAAGAACTTTTTCTTGTATTTCTAAAAAAATTTTAGCTAATTCATCTGACATCTTACCATTTTGCATATCTCTTAAAAGAACAGAAGTAACATAATTATCATTAAGATATTCCATTTTTAACTCCTTTTTTAATTAAATTCTAATTTATAATCAACTACTATAAATTCTATTTCAAATAATTGAACACTTTCACTATCATAACTATTTACCCATTTAGGTAAAGATTTTGGGAATAATGAATATGTACTTATAATTTTTTCTTCTCCAATTCTATTATACCTTACTAATCTAACAGAAATTGAATAATCTTGTAATGACGTAGGTTTTATTCCTCGAAATTTTGTTAAACCTGTTTTTTCTGCTAATGTATGAAAAAAGTTATAAATTTTACCATTTTGGTCATCAATAAAAGTTATTGAAATACTATCAGGTTTAATCCAAGTTTTAGGGTATTCAATTTTAAAAAAATCTGTTAGATTTATAGCACCTGTTTCGATAGTTCCATCATTACCTTCTACTTCTTTTATAAGAAGTTTTTTATTATCTCCTAAAAATAATAATTTTTGTTTAAGAGAAGAAACTTTAGACCCTAGATCCAAAATTTCTACAAAAAATCTGCTTGTTGATGAAGGTTGAAAACCTTTAGGTTTAAATGAAGCATAATCTATTGCCATTCCTTTTCCTCTTTATAATTATAATAAATTTTTTAAAAAATGTAAGGAGAAGAAAAAATTACCAAGTATCGCTACCTTCTCCCATACCTTCTTCAAACATAGAATATAAAAATGTAAATTTATATTTGAATGCATCACTTTCTTGATTTAAAGATGCATCAGGTTCCGCTTTAGCAATTGCATCATAAAAAATCCATTGTTTTTTAATATTACCTGCATTATCTGATAATTGAACAGTAATTTTAAATCTAACATCATTTGAGTCATTGAAATAATCTTTTTTACTGATTAAAGTAGCACTATTTTTATCTGCTGATTTTGAAATACCTTGTCCCCAAATTCTTTGGATTTCTCTAGCTAATTTTCCAACTTTTCCTGTTACATCTTCAAATGCACTAAATGAAATTTCACCTTCTTTTTTGATTTTCCCGTAATATTTAAAATTAAATCCTCCTACTTCTACTGCAACTTCTGTTGCTTCTGGTGTTGGAGGACAACCTTCTAATTCAGGAACTCTAAAATCAATTCCAGAATCTTTTAAACTTGAAACTTTTCCACTTTCTGTTTCAACTTTTATAATCCAGTTATGAGTTGTTTGAACAACGCCTATTTGATTTCTAAAATCTGAAAACTTTCTTGATAAAGTTGCCATCTTCTTCCTTTTTTAAAAATTTATAAAAGGATTACAGATTAAACCGTAATCGCTAAACTTCTATTGAATACTGCTAAAGTAACTTTAATTTCGTTGATATCCATTGTAGGTTGGATACCAAGGAATATTGGTAATCTTCTATTGTCAATATCAAAATCTGTTGGATTTACTACACATTGATATGCATATACACCATCTTTAGCTTGAATTTCATTACTCATAAAGCTATCAATTGCTGATTTAATTCTAGCCCAAGTTTCTGGATTATTGTAATTGAATAATTCGTATTTTAGATAACTTTCTAATCCATATCTGATTACCATTAATAAGAATGCCACACTTCTTAATTGTAATGGACTTGGTTTAGAATACATTGTTCTGTTACCCCAAATAATTAAACCTTCACCTTCTTTATAAACAATTGGGTTAATTTTCGCATCAACTACAAGATCTAATTCACTATCACTAAATTGATGTTTGATGTCAAGTCCTAAAACTTTTCCTCTAACTAAACCTGCTGCTGGTGTAAATAGAGTATAATTTCTATGAACGAAGTTTTGTGTAATTGCACCAAATACACTTGGAGCAACCCAAACATATTCTTTATTATATGGATCATATTCTTTTACCCATCCTGTAAATAATGATCCAAGATGTGTATTTATCATTAATTTTTCTGCATACTCTTTAACTGCATTTAATGGGTTTGCACTTTCTTCTGCCGCCGGATCCATTGACCAATAACAATGAGTATTATTTTCACCTTGTGCCATTGCAACTTTTAACATTTCTTGAGCATAAGCTGGAACTGTATAACCACCATCAACTAATGATTGTACTGGTGTTTTATTATTATTGCTTAAAGTTCTAAGAGCAGATATCATATCTGCTAAACTTACTGGACTACCATTATCTCCACCAAACATAAAGTTAACACCAGCATCTAATACTTTTCCTATTTTATCTCCAATTGCTAATGTATCACCAATATGTTCACTGATTAATGAATAACTTAAAATTGTATATGGGAAGTATTGTTTACCTTCTAAAATATGTTTATCAAGGTCTGTTAAATTTCTTTGGAATTTATAGATATACCAACCGATTTCATTTGCATCATCATATTCATAATTTCTTTGAATTGGTCTATCTAAGAAAATTTGATTATTGTCCGCATTAATATTTTCAATTGTATATTCTTCATAGTATTCACTACCATAAAGTTGATCTTCTGTTTCAAAGTTTGGAATTAATTTAATTGTATCACCAATATTAAGTCCATTTAAACCAGTTACATATAATTCTATGTCACCTACAAAAACGTCTTCTTTTGTTTGGATTCTTTCCCCGTTTTCGTCTTTAGCTGCACCAAAGATTTTTTCTTCTTTTCTTCTCCAAATTGAATAATCTGTTGATTTTGGATTTAAAGGTTGTCCATCAATTGTTTTAGCTAATACATTGTCTTTAACTTGAATATAGTTTGAATTTCCATTAATTACTGTCTCAATATATCTTTTTTTACCAAATCCATCTACAAATTCCGGATCTTTTGAAACTAACCATCTTTCAACTTCTACACCATTTTCATAAACTACTAAATCAAAACATTTCATATCTGGATAATCAGAATTTTTTTCAATTCCAATTTCAAGTGCATTATTCCATTCACCTGGATTTATACCTGTTACTAAGAAAGTAAACATTTGATTCCAATTTGAAACTTTTGTAACTTTATAAATTGTATCTGAGCTACTGATTGTTACAGGTTGTTTTGTTTTAACAAACCATAAACTTACTTGATCTTTGAATTTTTGAATTGCTGTGTCATCACTTTCTGTTCCATCTGGATTAAGTTTTACAATTGTATCACCATCGTGGAATAAGTCGGCACTATCTACAATGATATATGGACTGTCATTTACATCTGTTAAAACAACCGCTGTTGCTCCATTTGATTTATTTTTTACTACATCACCTTTTTTAACTGTCAAAGTTGTTTGATTTCCATCTGCATCTTTGTCAAACACTATTCTTTGGAATGGTGATTTTTCATATACATCAAATACATCAATTACTTGAAATCCTTCTTTTTCTACATCATAGTCTGTTAATGGAGCATAATTTGGATTTGAACTTATAACAATTTTTTGCCCTGCTTCAATATTTTTAGGTGCTCCACCTAAACAAAATTCATAAGTGTTAATATAACTTGCTGCTGCTTGATCTAACTCTTTTTCAATTTGAATTTTACCAGGTTCTTGAATAAATAAGAAACTATCAAAATCTTCTTGTGTTAAACCTGCATCTAAAGGTTCAACTACTCTTTTAACATTGTCAGAGTATTTATCACCAATTTCAAAATTTCCACCTCTTACTAGAACACCTGAATATTTTACATCTGGTGCTGCTGCTCTAACAACCCATAATTTATTAGTTGCTTGAGATAAAAATACGGCACTATTTGTTTCAGGATATCTTAAATCTGGTGTTCCAAATTTTTCAATAAGTTTAGTTTCTCCACTTCCAATAAAAATAGGTTTATTTACAGGTCCTTTTTTAAATCTACCAACTATACCTGTATAAATTCCAGATAAGCCTTTAATTACGGCAGATCTATCTTGTGTTGCAAATATTACTTTTGCCGCTCCCATAATCTTCCTTTTTTAATTTATTTTAAAATATTAATTTGAGCACCTTTTGGTAGCTCTTTGATAATTTTTTTAATAAGTTTTTCATCAATATCTAATACTACAGAATCTCTAATTCCAATTACATAGATATCTTTTGGGTTATTTTTTCCTTTTGTATCAATTACAATTTGTCTTTCATTTCCATTTATGATTTGAATTTTTACCATTCGTTTTATCCTTTTTATTATTTGATATTTTTAATTATTTAAAATATCTTGATTTAAACTTTGACAAGTGTTCTCATCAATTAGATGTGTTTTTTGATTAACTTGGCAAGTTTCTGAACAAATTAATTTTTCTAAAGGATAATTTTCTAAATTATAAGTATTTATAATATTTACATCAACTTCTTTTTCAATTGCAAAAACTCTTAAATCTATCTCTTTAATAGTATTTAATTTTTCTAAGATATAAAATGGGCTAAAGAATATACCATAAACAGAAAATGCAAATTCAATTAAATTGATAGCACCATAACTTGAAATATCAATGTAATCAATACTATCAATTTCATTAAAAAACGTAATATAATCTAAGGATAAAGGTTCACCATTTATTGAATATGTAATTTTAATAGGAGGATTAACATCAAAAAATTTTGTATTATATATTAATTCAATTAATCTTATAATTTTAGCTTCTGAACTAAAAACTTTTAATGAAAAATCTGTTTTTCCATAAAAAATATCTCTCAATTCAATACCATTTTGTGTTGTTATTGTTAATTGATCAAATGGTGTTAAATTTACAGGTTCAATGCCATTTTCTGTTTGTTTGAATTTTTTAATAGGTGTTCTATTCCAAATTGCAAAATTTATATCATTTACGTTTTCTCCTATTAGATTTTGTATAAAATCTGTTGTTCTAGTATTATTGATTTTTGAAAATCTATCTTTTCTATATTCTTCAATAAAATCCATAGTTGGAGAATATTTAAAACTTATATTTACTCCAAAACTTTCTAAAAATTTGTCTTTAATAAATTTTATTACACTTGCTTCAAATAATTCAACCACTTTTTTCCTTTATGATAATAAATCTATTGCATATGCCCAATTTGTATCATCCCCTTTATCTAATTCCTCTAATACTCTATCAACTATTTGTTGACCTTCATCTCTTAGATCTCTGATATCAAAAGGCAATTCTGCTAAAGCAAAATCTGTTCTGTTGTGACCAATATAGATTAATGCTAATCCTGTTACCAATTCTAAAAATAAAGTTTCTGTTGAATTAACATCATCTAAAACAGGTGTACATAATGCTTCTATATAATAAATTGATCCATCATTAATAGGAGTATATAGAACATTATTTACATCATCATATCTCCATTGCCATTGTACTCTATATGCGTCTTTTGCACCTTCAAAATAAACTTTTGTAAAATCATTATAGAAAATACCTGTTACACCTCTGATATTTCTAGTTATTCCAAATTTATCTGTTAATGTTTCTAATTTTAATTTATTAGATGTCAATGCAACTGGAGCAATAGTATATACAGGATAATGTTCACCCCACATATTAAGGGCTTTCCATATTAATCCATTAAGTACATCTTCATTTATTTCAAAATTTTCTTTACCAACGAAATATTGATTTGTGTTTACTAAAATATAGTTATAAACCTGCTCTTTTGTCACAATACACCTTTAACAGATATTTTCTATAATGGCAGGGAATTAAATTAATTTCCCTGCTAGTATAGTTTCTTCTTTTTCTTCTATTTTTGTATTACCTGCAGTTTCAACTATTAATTTTTCTGCAAGTGGTTTATTTTCATTATTAGATTCTTGATTTAATTCTTCTTTAATATCTTCATTTTCTTCTTTTGATTTATTTAATGATTCTTTAATTCTAGCAACCATTTTTTCTTCAACTGCTGGAATTAAATCTTCATCAATAACATAAAGTTCTTTATTTTCTTTGATAGCTTTTTCTAAAATTGAGAAGTTTTCTTCTCCGATAGCTTCTTTAATTTTTTCATTGAGCTCTTCTAAGAATATTTTTTCTGCTTCTGAAATTTCATTTTCTGTAAGTATATAAATTTCTTTATTTTCTTTAATAGCTTCTTCTAAAATTGAGAAGTTTTCTTTTCCAATAGCTCTTTCAAGTTTTTTATCAATTTCACTTATAAATTTTTCTTCTGCTAATTCAATTTCTTTTTCATCAAGAATAAATATTTCTTTTCCTGTTTCAATTGCTTCTTCAATTTTATAAAAATCATCACCTAAAGCTTCTTTAAGTTTGTTTTTATATTCTTTAATACCTTTTCTAATTGCCTTTTCAAGTTCTTCTTCTGTAAGAACTATATTTTCTTTTAAGATAGTTTCATAAGCTTCTAAATAAGCTTCTTTTTTAATTTCATCAATATTAATATTTTCTTGAACTTTTCTTAGATCTCTAATCATTTACTTTCCTTTCACAATAATTTTATTATCAGTAATTTCAATGTCAAAATTTTCTAATTGATCTTCTATTGATTTCAAGAAATCAATAATTTCATCTATTGTAGGTAATTCCATTTTATTATCAGAAACAATAACAATTTCTACATCTGGGAATTTACTATCAATTATTTGAGTAAGATCATCAATACCAACTATTCCTTCTCCTTCTTCAGGAGTATCACCTAAATCATCAGCACTACCATTAGGTTCTACTTCTTCACTTTCTGTAATTTTATCAATCATTAAATCTTTTATTTTTAAAGTATAAGAGTCAATAACTTCCATTTTTTCTAATGGATAATATGGTGATAATACTATTTTTAATTTTTGAGCGCTAAAATCTTTTGTTTTAACAATTGTTCCATCATCTACAATACTAATATCCTCATTTTTAACACCAAAAGCTTTAAGAATTTCTTTCATATTATCTAGAAATTCAAAACTTGATTCTTTAAAAATTATAATTCCATTATCAACTTCTTTATAATCTAAACCTGAGGTTTCTAATAATTTTTTAATATCTTCAATTTTAAGCATTTTCTTCACCTTTTTTTGATGATTTTTTTCTAGTTCTTTTTGTTTTTTTAGGTTCCTGTTTCTCTTCTTTAGGTTCTTCAATTTTTTTATTTTCTTCTTTAGTCGATTTTACTTTTTCAACTTTTTGTTCAGTTTGTTTTTTACTATTTAATTCATTGGATTTTTTAACATCATAAACTTTAATACACTCGGGTTTTCTTAAAATCAATTTTTCAGGAATTTGAATATGTTCACCTTCTTTTAGATTAATTGATGTGTAATCTGTTTTAAGAATTACTGCAATACCTTTGCATTCATTTTTAAGCACTAACATTATTTCACCTTTTTATTTATATTTAAAATATATTTATAATT